AAGGCACCCAACCTACTTTATACGAGACACGCGCATTGCGGGGAACGAGGCCGGCATGGCCAACGCTCTGCAATGAGCCACTCAAGTATAAGGCAGAAGCGAACGTAACAGAGGGACTAAAAACCCGCCATGGCACGTAAGTGCTGGTGGAGGGTCGATAGACTCTGACGTACCTGATGCTCGATCGGATCCTTGTATTCCAATTTTCTTCTCTGTCGTGCACACATAAATCTCCGAGCGCCCTAGGGCCTCGACAAGATCGTATGCGTACAGGAAGAGAGTCAAGGAGCCTAAACCAAGTACGAAGATGCCAGTGATCTTTTTCACTGTTAGCTTGGATACTTGACCAACGGATTCCGTTGGCTGTGCGGATGATTTCCTCGGGGCCATCTAAGTCCTCTTTCAAGAAGAAAGGACGGACAGGACGGCCATTGAAGAAATCCCCACCACAGCTTTCGCGAAAAACGCCGGAAGAGAAACTCTTCTGAGTGTTAATCGTGAATCCGAAGAACTCGAGCATAGTCTTCACATCGTTATAGAAACGAGTCGGGGCGATGATATCATCGCCATAGACGAAAAGGTCTTCTCCTCCTCTTAAGCCAGTGATGGCCTTGATTAAAGAGAAGAAGATCAACGTTTCTAGTTCAAATGTAAAGCCGTTACCCATGGACGAGAACTTCTCAAGATGGTAGACCTTACCGTCAAGAGTAGTTGTCGGAGACCGGAGGCAGGTTAGAACCTGGAACCAGTCATCTGGGAGCAATAACTTAACCAAGTTATATGCAACGGTGTCGCTTGCATTCGAAAGATCCATAGTAAAGTAGTCGCCTGCCAAAGAAGCAGAACGAGCAACATTATTATGAAGGATCTGACCATGATCAAGGTCGATGCCGAATCGAGCAAGGCGTTTTCTTATCAACTTGCCATAAGCGAGTTGGTAGAAAACGTTCAAGCTAGGTTCGATACCGATTGGTCGGTCTTTGGTAGCGTCCTTGGGTACCGTTGCGAAACGGTTCCCTCGGACAATTTCCAAATTCGAATCGGGGTTCGCCATGCGGCTCCATGCCGTATGGGAGTAGTGCGAAAGCACGACCCATGAATCCCGGGTTAAAGTTGGGACAGCAGTCATTTTATTGGCTATTGTCGATCGAGAAGAGACAACACCAACACACGTTCCTGGACCGAACCGAGGATTAATATCCTCGGGCACGCTGCCGAGAATCGATTGTACGATTGCCTTCACCTTACAGATGAAGGAGTTGATCGTATCAGATTCGCCGGCACCGTAAACGTAGGGCGATAAGCGTTCGTTGGTCTTATAGCACTGTTTTTCGCAAGAAAACCAGTTATCTATAGCCACGCGACGAGTATCGATGCCTGTCTCTAAGGACGGCAGTTTCTTTATGAGAGAAACAGCCTGGTAATCCTTAGAAAAAACAACAGGGTCCACGTAGTGGTCAGGGTTCACAGAACAGCGTACAAGCTGGGCGAAGTCACGGTGCCTTATAAGTATCGCTACTTTTAAGGAAACCGCCGTGTCTAGCTCTTCCATCACGGAAAGAGCAAAGGCCAATGAGTCACTCATATGGTCTCCAGGAAGAAAGATTAAACCGGTGCGAAACCGTCAGTGTTTACGTTGCGAAGCAGCGTAGACGCTAAAAGATTTCCGAACTGAGCCGAAAATTCAAGAGCAGTAGAACTGCTCATGTCTAAAGGCAAAGTTACGGTGACATCAGCAATAGCTGTTGTCCGCACACCTACAACACCCGTCGTGGAATTCGTGAAGAGATCGTTCATTTTGAACGTTAACTTTACGCGTCGAGCGGTTCGGTTCCCGTTGTATTGGGAAGACACAAGAAGTGTCGGTTTCTGTCCTGGATACCCAGAAGGTGAATTATCGCGCCACATGGCGGGGTCACCGTCACCGCCAGCAGGTTTTACGGCTGTATAAGTGACGTTTGTGGTGTTGTCGTTCTTTT